AACGAACCAGGTATGGATAGATTTAATAAACCTGGTTGGACAAACCGTACTTGGTCTAATATGAGTATTAGACGAGCCCACGTTGATGTAGTTGACGCTAGAGAAACAAAAGGATTATGGATGGCACATATTTGTCTATTTCCTATGAAGAAAAATGGCGGACCTATTTACGGTTTTGATATTATCGCAGGTAAGAAAAAGGTTACTGGCGCATTCCACGACTTCTCACCACTACTAAAGAAAGAACACCCATTAACAAGATGGTTTATAGAAGAAAATAAATGGTACAAACCGTCAAAGGTAAGAGAATTACCTGATTGGGCAAAAGCAATCTTTAGTGAAGGTATGATAGCCGCTGGGAATGTACAGGAAGAGAGAGAGTTAAATCAAATTTGTACTATGGCAGTATCAAATTTAAACGCATATATTGATAAAATAGGTCACTTTAATAGTGATTCTAACGAGGAAGATGTCATAAGAGCGCAAAATTTTTATTGCGAAAATCAACAAAAAAATCCTCATACGCCAAGAACAATGAAATCACTTGGTTTACCTGAAGAAGATATTAAGTTATTTTGTGCTGATAATCTCTTTCCTACCATTAAATAATTCTTATAAATAGTACTAAAGACGAGGATTTATGGCAGAACCATCAACAAGAGAAACATTAAAGCAATACTCATTAAGAGCATTAGGAAAACCAGTCATTGAAATAAATGTAGATGACGACCAGTTAGAAGATAGAATAGACGAGGCGGTTCAGTATTTTCAACAATATCATTATGATGGTATTAGAAGAACTTATTTAAAATACAAATTAACTGCTGCTGATAAAACTCGTTTATCTGCTATAAATGGTGAAACTGAATCTGCAACAGACTTAAAAGACAATTCTGTATCTACAACTTGGTATGAAGATAGAAATTTCCTAGTAGTACCTCAAAGTATTATTTCTGTAATTAATATATTTCCTTTTTCAGATAAAGGTAATCTAAATTTATTTGATGTAAGATACCAATTAAGATTAAATGACTTGTATGATTTTTCTTCAACAAGTGTGATTAATTATGATGTTGTATTAAGACATTTAGATTTTTTAGATCATATACTTGTAGGTGAAAAACCATTAAGATTTAATCAACACGATAATAGATTATACATTGATATGGATTGGACAAATGATTTAGAAACAGATGAATGGATAGTTATTGAATGTTATAGAAAATTAGATCCAAATAGTTATACAGATGTTTGGAATGACATATATTTAAAAAGATATACTACTGCTTTATTTAAAAAACAATGGGGTGCTAACTTATCTAAATTTGGTGGGGTGGCAATGGTTGGCGGAGTAACTTTAAATGGTCAACAAATATATTCAGAAGCACTACAAGATTTAGAAAAATTAGAAACTGAAATTAGAACTACTTACGAATTAAATCCTGCAATGATGATAGGATAATGCTATGCCAGTTAATCATTACTTTCAAGGTGGCAACGGCATTGGAAACCAAAACGAAAAAAGACTTTACGAAGATTTAATTGTTGAAGGTCTTAAAATTTACGGCCACGATGTCTATTACCTACCACGAACATTAGTCAATAGAGATTTAATACTAGGAGAAGATACAACTTCTAGGTTTGATGACTCTTGGTTAATAGAAATGTATGTAGAGTCAACTGAAGGTTTTGCAGGTCAACAAGAGATAGTTTCAAAATTTGGATTAGAGATTAGAGAAGACACTACATTTATGGTGTCTAAAAGAAGTTGGGACTTTCACGTAGGACAAAAAGATACTTTAATCGCTGGCGGTAGACCTAACGAAGGTGATATAATTTACTATCCTTTAATGAACTCATTTTTTGAGATACAATTTGTTGAAGATCAGGAACCTTTCTTTGCATTAGGTCAATTACCAGTTTACAAATTAAGAGTAACACGTTGGGAATATTCTTCGGAAGAACTCAATACAGGTCTTGCTACAATTGATGACGCTGAAGACAAATATACTTTAAATCAATTAAATTACAAATTTACTTTAGAAAGTGGTCAAGTTGCATTAGATGGAGAAGGTTCAATATTATTAGAACAAGATTTATCAACAGGTGAGCCTGCTTTCTTATTAAACGAAGACTTTACAGAATCAGTATTACAAACACAATCGCCTTATGCGTCAAATACAGATTTAGACAAAGAGGCAGGTTTTGATACATCATCAGCATTAGATGATATATTAGACTTTACTGAAAGAAATCCATTTGGAGATGAGGATAGATAATGTTAGGTAATAGATTTTATAATCAAAGTTTTAGAAAGTTAATTATTGCATTTGGTCAAGTATTTAATAATATAGTAATACAAAGAACTAATAGTACAGGTGGTGTAACTGCTAGAATTAAAGTGCCACTTGCATATGCACCAAAAGAAAAATTTTTAGTTAGATTAGATCAACAAGCAAACTTAAATAGTAGAGAATTTGCAACATCATTACCTCGTATGGGTTTTGAGATTACAGGACTTGCATATGATCCTAGTAGAAAACTAACTCGTGTTCAAAAATATTCACAAGTTAAATCAGGTGAAGATGGTAAGAAAGTAAATTTTAATTACACACCTGTTCCTTATAATATTAGTATGCAACTATACATTTTTACGGCGACTGCTGAAGATGGATTACAAATAGTTGAACAGATATTACCTTATTTTCAACCAGACTATACGGTAACCATCAATGCTGTACCTGATCTAAATATAAAAAGAGATATACCTATTGTATTAGGTAATATTAATTATGAGGATAATTATGATGGTGATTTTACAAATAGAAGAGCAGTTATATATACTTTAAGTTTTACTGCTAAAACATATCTATTTGGTCCTATGAATAATCAAGGTGTTGTTAAAAAAACTCAAACAGATTTAGGTACAGATACAGAACCTAAATTAACAAGAGAAGAAAGAGTCGTAATAATACCTAATCCAACAACTGCTGACGCAGATGATGATTTTGGATTTACAACTACGATTAGTTTCTTTGACGATAGTAAGAGATATAATCCAAAGACTGGAAGTGATGAGTAAATTGGAAGATAAAGTAAATGAAATATTAGGTGTAGATCATAAAACTACACTTCAAAAAGAATTTAGTCCGCCTGTTGAAAGAAAAGAAGGTGAACTAAAATTAGAAATATCTAAAGATATTAATACAGATTATGATTATAGTAGAGAAAGTTATTATAGTTTAATTGAAAAGGGGCAAGAGGCGATACAAGGTATACTTGATATTGCAAAAGAAGGTCAACACCCTAGAGCATATGAAGTTGCAGGACAACTTATCGGACAAGTTGGACAAACGGTTGACAAATTACAAGACTTACAGAAAAAATTAAAAGACCTAAAAGAAGTACCTAATAAAACAAACGCCAATATTAAGAATGCTTTATTTGTAGGTTCAACGGCAGAATTACAAAAAATGTTAAATAAAAAAACCGTTGAAACTAATAGTGAAAGAAAAAGTGAAAATGAAAATTTTGAAGGCAAAAACATCACACCCGAATAAAGAAGTTTTTAAAATAAGTGAATTAACTTATAATACAACTTCTACACCTATGGCGCAGGCGTTAATTGAAACGCTTGAAAACAATCTAAATAATCCAATAGAGGTTGTTATTCACTTAAAATCAGATAAAGTTAGATATGGTTCTATGGGAATACCATATATAGAAAAAAGATATAGTGTAACTAAAGGCAGTCAAAGAGTTATAGCAGCTAAAGAATTAGGTTATACTCATATAGAAGGAATATTAGTAAATGATGGATTATAAAATATTAATATTAGCATATTTGATAGGTCATAGTCCTATTGAAACGCAACAAACTTTTCAAATGCAAGGTCATTTTAGAAGTATGTCAGAATGTAAAGCAAATTTATTGAAACAAAAACCAGATGGAAGATATGAAGTTATGGAAGAATTTATAGTTGATGGAGATTTTAAGTGGGATTGGTTAGTTGCAGGTTGTAAGAGTGATACAACAGGAGAAGAATATAAAGTTTATCCTGATTACCCTAATGGCAAACCAGATGAACTTATAGGTATTGAATTTGATTTAGAAAAACTAGGTGAGGATATATGATAGTTAAAGGAATACAATCTATGGATGCTGTAAATTATATTTGTAAACATCAATATTATAATATACACCCACATAATAATTTTCAATTAACAGATGATCCAAAAAAAAGATTGATTAAAACAGGTGACTTTTTAGCAAAACATAAAGAGGTTTTATTAGATAGTTATTATTTAAAAGGTAATGAAAGAGATGTAAAAGGTACTTTTTATAAAAGATTTGATGTTAAAAAAAATTGGATGGGCATTTTTGATAATAATACTTTAAGAGGTATAAACTTTTATACAACAATAAACAGACCTTTAAAAGTAAATCCTTTAAGTGGCGAATTTAATGAATCTACGGTTGAAATATTTGATGGTCTTTTGATTGCTGATAGTGAAGATATAGCTGCTGAGTTAAGTAAAAAACTTTTTATTTGGACTACAGCAAAAAAGTGGGTAGTTAATTATTCATTTTGTTTAGAAAATTTTAGTCATTTTGATATTAAATTTTATGAAACAATAGGTTACAAAAGTTGGGGAAATTTATATATGAAGGATAAGTACGATAATAATATGGAAGAAAGATTACATTTTTTAAAAAGATTACCAGAGGCATTTGATGATTAAACTAGATACACCACACGAAAGTTTTGTAGGAGGTTGGCACATAGATGAAAAAATATGTGATGATTTAATACAATTATTTAAAGATAATAAAGAACATCAAAAACAAGGCGTATCTGGTGGACCTTTTAATATTAATAAGAAAGTAAAAGACTCTGTTGATTTAGGATTACATCCTGATTGGGACGAACCTAGATTTGTTGCTTACAAAGACGCATTAAAAAAGTGTGTTCAATTATATCAAAAAGAATATCCTGAAGTTGCAAAATTTAATGCTTTTGGTATGACTGAAGGTGCAAATATACAATACTATGCACCTGGTGGTGGTTACTTTTCAGAGCATTGCGAAAGAACATCAAAAATGGAAAATCGTTGTCTAGTATGGATGACTTATTTAAATAGTGTGCCTAATGCAGGTACTAATTTTAAATATCAAAAGTTGACTACACCTGCTGAAAAAGGATTAACTTTAATATGGCCAACTGATTTTACACATACACATAGCGGACAGATTTCTAAAACACACGAAAAATATATAATAACAGGATGGTTTAATTTTAAATGAGTATAGACGCATATTTAGGAAACCCAAATTTAAAGAAGATCAACACACCAGTTGAATTTACTAAAGAACAAATAGTAGAATATCAAAAGTGTGCTAGCGATCCTTTATATTTTATGGAAAAATATGTAAAGATAGTATCACTTGACGAAGGTTTAATACCATTTAAAATGTATGACTTTCAAAAAAAGATAGTTAATACTATTCATAATAATAGATTTACAATTTGCAAATTACCTAGACAATCAGGTAAATCAACTACAACTATTTCTTATCTAATGCACTTTGCAATGTTTAATCCTAATTCAAATATTGCTATACTTGCCAATAAGTCTTCTACTGCCAGAGATATATTAGGTAGATTACAACTTGCATATGAAAACTTACCTAAATGGATGCAACAAGGTGTTGTTAATTGGAACAAAGGTAATATAGAGTTAGAAAATAAATCAACGATAGTTGCAGCTGCCACTTCTTCAAGTGCTATTAGGGGTGGTTCTTATAATATAATATTCCTTGACGAGTTTGCTTTCGTACCTACAAACATTGCCGAGATGTTTTTTAGTTCCGTTTATCCTACAATATCTTCAGGACAAAAAACTAAAATGATTATTGTATCAACACCATATGGTATGAA